TTATACGCGCCTAACAGGTTTATTCTCCCACAAAACACACCATTTTCCCGCAACGAAATTTTGAAGGAAGGAGGCAATCATGCCGAGAGCGAAAAGCGCGGCCGTGAAAAGCGGCCATCAGACCAAAGCTGAGAAGGCAGCCCGCCTTGACGCGGAGGAGCAGCTTCGCGGTGATGCCGTGGACATGATGGAGCCTCCTGAATATCTCAACGAACGGCAGCGGCAGATCTTCAATGGCGTTTTTGCGTTGCTGAAGCCTACGAAGATCCTCAACGCCGGCGACGTCTACATGCTTACGAACCTTGCCATCAGCATTGAGCGCAAGGAATGTATGGACGACATGATAAACAGCAAGCCGGAGCTGATGGCAAGCGCCAATTTTATGGCCAGCCGTGAACGTTATGAGAAGAGCTATCTGCGCTGCTGCGCGGAGCTGTGCCTGTCTCCGGCATCCCGGGCCAAAATGGGCCTGATGGCAGCCCAGGGCAAGTCTGATGCGGATGATCCTCTTGCCGCAGCCATGAGCGGAGGCGCTGCCAAGTGATCAAATCACACCCCGCCTATAAATACGCACAAAAAGTCCTCAAGGGCGAGGCCAAGGCACCGAAGTATGTCATCCTCCAATGCGCTGAATTCCTTCAGATCGCCAACGGGAAAAGCAGGAAATACACTATCGATGAGGAAAAGCTTGAGCGGATCATGCGCTTGCTGCGGCTGATGGTCATGCCGAAGGGCCTGAAAGCCTATCAGACAGTTGCGGACGCGCTGGCCGGGTTCCAGTGGCTGTTCATTGTAGCCGTGCTCTGCACGGTGTACCGCAGTAACCGTGAGAAGCGCCGGTATCAGACCGCCATTCTCGAGATCTGCCGGAAGAACGGCAAGACCTTTCTTGTGGCCGTGCTGTTCATTCTTCTGCTCCTGACGGAGCCGAAATTTTCTAAATTCTATTCCGTGGCCCCGGATGGTTCGCTTTCCCGCGAGGTGAAGACCGCCATCGAGGAGATCATCCGCAGCTCTCCGGCGCTCATGGGGAAGCTGCGGGGCAAGGACAAGTTCAAAATCCTACGGGATTCCATCGTCTGCAACGTGCAGGAGAACGAATATGTTCCGCTGAATTACTCTACCAGCCGCTTGGACGGTAAGCTTCCCAGTGTGTTCCTGGCCGACGAGGTGGGGGCGTTGCCGAACGCCTACGCACTGGAGGCCATGCGGTCCGGCCAGCTGACGATCCTCAACAAGCTCGGCTGCGTGATCTCCACGAAGTATCCCAAAATGAAAAATCCTTTTGAGGATGAGATCGGCTACGCCAAGAAGATCCTCGACGGCATTACTGAGGACGAGACCGTATTTGCCCTGCTCTATGAACCGGACGATCCGACCAACTGGATGAGCGATGATCTGATCCTCGCCCATGGCAATCCGCTGGCGCTGGAAGTACCGGAGATCATGGAGGACCTGAAGCAGAAGAGAAAAGCCGCCATCGAGGTTGAGGGCCGGCGTGAAAACTTTCTCTGCAAACACTGTAACATCATCTATCAGGGCGTCGGCACGGAGACCTATGTCCCGGTGGCGGATGTGCAAGCCTGCAAGGTCGATAAGATCGACTGGTCCGGCCGGGTGGTGTATCTGGGCGTTGACCTGTCGCTTACCAACGACAATACGTCCGTGGCGATGGCGGCTTACGACGAGGATACGGAAAAAATCCTTGCAGATGTGATCGCCTTCGTTCCGGAGGGCCGCATCGACGAGAAGAACCGGGCCGAAAAAATAGACTACCGGCAGTTCATCCGGGCCTTGAAGTGTATCGCCTGCGGTGACCGGACGATAGACTACGCCGTGGTGGAAGATTTCGTATTCAACATCGAGGAAAAATACGGCGTCACAGTCGATGGCATCGGCTTTGACCGAATGAATTGCCTCTCTTCCGCCCAGAAGTGGGAGAATGGCCGGGAGGCAAACGAATTTCACCCGGCGCATCCCGGTTATACGGTATGCGAGGTGAAGCAGCATTCAAGCGTACTGCATCCGGCCACCAAGTGGCTGGCTGAGATGATTACAGACGGGAAATTTGCCTATGAGGCCAACGACCTGCTGGAGATCAACTTCGAAAATGCCAGATGTACCTACGACACCAACATGAACCGCTATGTAAACAAGAAAAAATCCAACGGCAAAGTGGACATGGTCGTGGCGCTCATCAATGCGGTCCATATGCTGCAGCAAAATACGCTTTTTGGTGAAACCATGGACTGGGTAATCCAAACTTAACAGGAGGATGCGCCGATGTGGCCGTTTACAAAAAAAGAAAACAGAGCTGAGGGGGCGACCCCGGATGCGCTGATTCAGGCGCTGCTGCAGGGCACGAAGGCTACGAAAGACCGGGCGCTGCAGATTCCGACGATTGCCGGTGCCATTGACCTGATCGCCAACGTAGTAGCGTCTACACCGATCCGGCTGTACCGGGATGAGGGCGGCAAGGCGGTGGAGGTGAAGAATGATCGCCGGGTGTTCCTGCTTAATGATGAGACTGGTGATGCGCTGAACGCCAACGAATTCTGGCATGCCATGATCCGGGACTATTACTTGGGCCGAGGCGGATACGCCTATCTGGATTATGACGGGTACCGGGAGCTGCAGAGCATCCACTATGTGGATGAGAGCCATATTACCATCATCAAGAACACAGATCCGATTTTCAAGGACTTCAACATCTGTGTAGATGGCCAAGCCTTTTACCCATGGGATTTCCTGAAGATCCTGCGGAATACAAAGGACGGCGCGGAAGGCTACCCAATCACAACGGAGAACAGCCGATTGATTGAGGCCATGTACTTAACGCTGGTGATGGAATACACCATGGCAGCCCGGGGCGGCAATAAGCGCGGTTTTCTGAAAAGTGAGAGAAAACTGGCTCAGGAGCAGCTGGATGCGCTGAAGCGGGACTTCCGAAAGCTCTATTCCAGCGATGATGTGGAAAGTTTTATGCTTTTGAATCAGGGGCTGGACTTCAAAGAGATCTCTGATACCGCCGTGGAAATGCAGCTCAATGAAAATAAGATTACAAATGCGGCGGAACTGGCAAAAGTTTTCCACATCTCAACGGATGTTATGGGCGGGAAATGCGACGCAAAAGGCGTGGAAGGGCTGGCCAAACTGGCGGCTATTCCGCTGATGACGGTGATCCAGTGCGCATTGAACCGGGATCTACTGCTGGAGGATGAGAAACACGGCAATTCACCGCTGTATTTTGCCTTTGACACCAAGGAACTGCTGAAGGGCGACATGAAGGAACGCTTCGACGCCTACAAGGTCGCCTTGGATTCCAATTTCATGCAGATCGATGAGGTCAGGTATCAGGAGAATATGCCGCCTCTGGGCCTCAGCTGGATCAAGTTGGGACTGCAGGATGTCCTCTATGATCCCAAAAACAAGATGATCTATACGCCCAACACAGGAGAACTGTCCGCCATGTCTGCGAACCAGTTGAAAACAAAAAAGGAGGAAACACCGGAAGAATGATGCATATTGAAGTCCGGGCTGACGGTGCCCGACTTTCCGGCTACGTCAACGTAACGGAGAAGAAAAGCCGTCCGGTCATCACCCCGCGGGGCAAGGTGGTGGAAGAAATCGAACCCCGCGCATTTGAGGGGGCCATCAGCCGGGCCGGGAATATCTCGGTCACGGTGGATCATGACTCTACCCACGTATATGCCTCTACGGATGACGGCACGCTGACCCTGAAGGAGGACGCCATCGGCCTGCATGCGGACGTCCTGATCAAGGATAAAGACCTTGTGGAGCTGGCAAAGAAAGGCAAGATCCGTGGCTGGTCGTTTGGCATGTACAACGTCAAGGACACCATGGAGGAGCGGGCGGATGCACTTCCTATCCGGCATATTCAGGCGCTGGATCTGGACCACCTGACACTGGTAGTAAAAAAGTGCCCCGTTTATTCTGCCACATCTGTGGAGCTTCGTGCGGATGGCGATGTGGAGGTAGAGACCCGGGCATCTCTGGAGGAGCCCACGATTACCGGCGCCGGGGAACCGAAACCGGCATTTGATAATTCTGAATTCAGAAGCCGCATCGCGGCGCTGAAATAATTTTAGGAGGAAATGCTTAAATGAAGAATCTGAAGAAACTGATGGAGCGCCGCGCAGAGCTGAAGAAGCAGATGGACGCGCTGGTGGACAAGGCCGACACCGAGGAGCGGGCTATGTCTGAGGAGGAGACCCGTGCTTTCGATGAAGCTGAGAAGGAGATCCAGGAGATCGACGCCACTCTGGCATGTGAGGAGCGGGCCCGGAAGATCACTGAGGTGCAGCCTCCCAAGGAACAGCATGAAATGACTGTTGAAGAGCGTGCCGCCGCAGAGGAGCAGGCGTTCTCCGACTTCATTATGGGCCGGGTAGCTACTGAGAATCGTGCCGGTGAAATCCAGCTGACCCAGGGCAATAACGGTTCCATCGTGCCCACCACCATCGCCAACCGCATCATCAAGGCCGTGCGGGATATGGTGCCCTTCCTGTCCCTGGCCGACGTGGTATATACCCACGGCAAGCTGTCCGTGCCTGTGTACGGTGAGGACGCCACCAACTACATCAAGGCCGACTATGTAGACGAAGGCACTGACCTGACCGATAACATCGGCAAGTTCACCACCGTTGACCTGAACGGCTTTGTGCTGGGCGCACTGGCCCTGGTTTCCAACAAGCTGAAGGATAACACCGACATCAATGTGGTGGATTTTGTAGTCAATCAGGTGGCCGAGGCCATCGCGGAGAAGCTGGAAAAGGAATTCGTGACCGGCTCCACCAAGATCACCGGCATCACCAGCGCCACCAACGGTATCACCGCTGCCGCTGCCACCGCTATTACCTATGATGAGCTGGTAAGCCTGAAGCATTCTCTGAAGCAGCGCTTCCGTGCCAACGCCCGCTGGATCATGAACCCCGCCACCTATACGGCCCTGTGCAAGCTGAAGGACAACAACGGCCAGCCGTACTTCAAGGAGGACGAGTACAAGATCCTGGGTCTGCCTGTCATCGAATCCGACTCTATGCCCACCATTGCCGCCTCCGCCAAGGCCATCGTGATTGCCGATCTCTCCGGCTACACCATCAAGGCTACCAAGAATGTGGAGATCCAGGTGCTGCGTGAGAAGTTCTCTACCAAGAACATGCTGGGCGTGCTTGCCTTCGGCGAGTATGACGCCAAGATCACCGATAGCAAGAAGATCGCCGTCCTGACCATGAAGGCAGCCTGATCGGAGGGGAGAACATGAAGGTAAAGGCTAAGGTTAGCTTTGCCGGCGAGATCTCCATGTTCCCCGGCGAGGTGTGCGACATCCCTTCGGATGTCGCCGCCCCGCTGCTGGAATGCGGATATCTGGCTGCTCTGGAAGAGGACGCTGCCGCGGGGGATCCCGCCGTGGGGTATCTCGATGTACACGACCTGAAGAAGATGAAGCGGGCCGACCTGGAGGCACTGGCGGCGGACATGGGCATTGAGGATCCGTCTGCCTATAAGACCATTGCGGATCTTGCAAACGCTGTGGCAAGCATCGAGGTCACCGTGGAAAGCGAGGACTAAATGCGGCCGTCCGAGATCACAGCCGCCGATCTGGCGGTATTTGCGCGGTACTGCGTGGATGCCGTGGAATATGAAAAGCTGGCCAGAGATGAACAGAATCATGTTGCGCTTGCCCTCAACGCGGCCAAAGGCTTTGTGCGGGGGTATACGGGGCTGGATCTGGACCGGTGCGATCTGGAAGACGTCGGTATCGTCATCCTGACCGTTGGCGCGGAGATGCTGGATAACCGGCAGCTGACCGCGCAATATACCGGACAAAACCCAATGGTCATGCAAATTCTGGACATGCATTCCACCAATTTGCTGCCGTCTGTAGAGGAGAACGGATAATGCGGTATCATAATCACCTTTCCTCCGTGTTGAACCGGAGAGCGGCGATCATGCGGCTTGGTCAAGCGTCTGAAAAGGATGCTCTGGGCCAGTACCCTGTCGAGGAGCAGTCGGTCGCAACGGTCTGGGCGGGGGTAACTCCCCAGACTGGCAGCCTGCTTTCCGGACGTGTGGCCGAGACCCAGCTGTCCCGAACCACGCACAAGGTAACGATTCGGTACAGGAAGGATGTTACGCCGGATATGTGGCTCATGATCGACGGGCAGCGATACAATATCCTTTATATCCTCGATCCATACCTTCAGCACGAACGTCTGGAGCTGTTCTGTGAGGTGCGGATGTGAGCACGGAAGCCGGGTTTGATCTGTCTGAGCTGGAGGGTGTGAACCGGGATATCATTGAGCTGGTTGACCGGAAATATCCCACGGCAGCAAAGGCCCTGATGAATAAGCAGGCCAATTCCTTCCGGCGCAAGCTGCGTGCCGCATATCAAAAAGAAGCCAAGAAGCATACCGGAAACCTGCTTAAAGGCGTCAGCAAGTCTAAGGTATATGTGTACCACGATGAACATCAGGTGCGTGTGCGGAACAAGGCTCCTCACGCCCACCTGATCGAGCATGGCCACGTGATCTGGGCCCATGGCAAGAAAACGGAAAAATGGGTAGAGGGCCGGCACGTGGCCGCTCACGCGATGGAGGAGTACCAAAGCGTATTTGAGGAAGAGGCCAATAAATTCGTAGATGAGATATTGCAGGATGGTTTTACATGAGAACGATCATTGATACGCTTCGGGCGGTATCCGAACTGGTGGAGGCGCTTTTCGGCGAACCGCCGACCTCCAAGGACATTCACGAAGGCTTTACACGGCCATGCACCTATGTGCAGCCTATCCTTATGCAGGCGGAAAACTCCGGTGACCTGCGCCTTGATACGTTTGAGATCCAGATCATCCGTCTGGCCGAAAGGGCGGAAGTCGGGTATTTGGATCTGCTGCAGTATCAGGCGACGCTTCGGGAGGCGCTGGAAGAGCCAATCAGAGTAAGTGATAGCTTTTTCATCTACCCGGAGGAAGTTGGCTTTGAACTGAGCCGTGAAGATATGGCGCTGGTCACATCCTTCAAGGTGACAAACGTACAGCTCAGACCGGAGACCGGCGACGAGGACTATATGGCAGATTTGGAGATCACAAGAAAGGACTGAGTAGATGGGACTTCCGAGCATTGATTTTATTTTCAAGACCAAGGCGGCCACGGCAATTTCCCGTTCCGCCCGCGGCATCCTCGCCATTGTGGTGCAGGATACCAC